CGTTGGTGGTAATGAACAGTTCAACGCTATGCAAACGTGCATCAACCGCCATCGTGTCGCTCGCGTCTGCAACCTTGCGGAAAATCTGGAATATCACCGTGTCTGCCTGCGCAGGCGAGCCGCCGATGGTCACAGCAGGGCACTCTGCACTGATGTAGAGGTTGTTGGTTGTTCCACCCGTGTCGGCAATGATCTGCTCCGTGCCATAGGTAGCGGCAATGGAGTCGTTGTCGGAGATAGCCACGGCGCGAATGCCCCAGGTCACTCCGAAGTTCGTAGTGGTAGCCGCGTGCGACCAGCGGAAACGCGCCGTGATCGTGCCCTGGTTCCAACTCTTCGGCATCGGAATCTGGAACTGCGCGTGTTCCTGCGTGCTGGGATCGAAGTCGACTGAAACGATGTCAGGTTGATTGGCCGCGCCCGCGATAGTCTGCAGCGTCGAGCAGCCTGACGCGGATGTCGCGGAGATTGCCCCGGCAACAATCGGAACAGAGTGCTTGCCTTGCGGACTGTGCAAATCCGTAAGCACGGCGATCTGCGACTCCGCGCCAGCAGAGTCGCGATAAAACAACCCACCCACCTTGGCGAAAAATCGCTTGATGCCTGCTGCTGGATCGGCAGGGCTGGTTGTTTCGTCAAGCTGCAGGAACGGGTGATGATCTTCGGAAACTTTCATGGGTTACTCGCTGTAGAGAACTTGAGTGCCATCTTCGCTCATCATGATCGCGCTGGTGCTGTCAGAAACAAGAATTTCGGGGACAGGGATGCGGGCAACGGCCGTAGTATCGCTCAACCGCTCCAAGGACGCCAACCCGGTTGCCGTGATGGACTTGACGCGGAACCGATAGTCGCCGGGAGGCGCGTTTTCCAGGTCGTACTGCGGGGCACGCACGCGGATCGGCTCAGACCAGTTGCCCAAGCTGCGCTTGAACGAAACCTCGTAGGCGACAGCGCCCGTCACGGTTTCCCACGATGCGCTGACCACGTTGCGCTCGACGGGACCATCTGCAACCTTCGCGTTCTCCACGGTCACGCTGGCGGGCGGCGCGATGGTCTTGCGCGGAGCCGATGTCGATTGCGTCTGCGGCTGCACAACGATGCCGAAGTCCGACTCGTCGAACTTGTCCGGGTTGTGCTGCACCGCGACGATGGTGTACTTCAACCCTTCCTCTTCCTTCACTCCGATCACGCGGAACAGTTGCGATGTATCCAGCGACGTTTCAATGATCCACGCCGCGCCAGCAACCGGAGCCGCGCTGAACGCAGGACTGACCGTGATCGTGCTGGCGCCAACCGCGCTCACTGGGCGCGTCTGCGTCAGGCCGGTGGGAAGGACTACCGTCAGGCTGTTGCCGATACTAGCGCTAGGCATGCTGTCAGGCGTGATGACGCTAGTAGTTGCTGTACGAACACGCCCGCCGCGACGAGCACCGGCAGCGCGCAGGCGATCTTGCACTCGCACCACCTTTCCCGGCTGCGGTATCGCACCATCCAAGCCGACCGTGAAGCTGACCGTGTTGACTTCCAGATTGCAACTGAGCAGCGCCCAACGCCCGCAGCGTTCTGCCTGGCCAAGCGATGTCGCGCCGATAGCCGTGATGTTCAACGGCTGAATGCCGTAGCGCGCGATACCGTCCTCGTAAGGAACGTAATGCGTCTTGCCACGACCGAAATCCAGCGGATCGCTCCACTCCACCAACGCCACCGTCTTGCGCGCCTGGCGCGACGAGCCCTGATAAGCAAACTTGCCGTCAACAACATTCGCGTTGGTGTAGGAATAAATCGGATCTTGGGGCCAATCGGCAACGGCGTAGATTTGCCCCGCTGCCCAATAGCTAATACCGCGAAACACCGATGCCAAATCCTGCATCACCTTGTACGCGTCGGCAGACTTCTGCATGTAGAGGTTGCAGGTAAAGCGGGGCTCGGTTCCACCCAAGCCATCGTCAACCATCTCGTCACAATACTGCGCGATCTGATACAAGCTCCACTTGTCGATGTCCGCATCCGTGATGAACCGCCCCAACCCATAGCGGAAGTTGGTCGCCATGTCGTAGTAAATCCACGCGGGGTTGTCCGTCCACGCCGACTGGAACGTGCCGTCCCAAGTGCCGGTGTAGACGCGCGTCAGCGGGTTGTAGTTGCTCGGCACGCGGATGATGCGACCATAGGGGCGATACGCGCGCACGGGGATGCTGCGGAACTGCGAAGCGTCCACTACCAGGCCAGCGATGAAAGAGTTGGGCATACGCAGGTTCGCGCGCACCAACTCCGTGTAGGAAGCAACGCTCATGTCATCTTGGATGAGGTTGCTGTCAGATTCCGGCGTGATCCGGCGAACGCGGATCAGCCAGTTGGTTGCGGCAACAGGCAAGTCGATGGCGTGGCTGCGCTCAAACGGCGACGATGCCTTGCCTGCGAACGCATTGCTCAGGATTTCCAGATAGGGTCCGCCGTCAACGGCAAGGTCAATCGCATACTCGATCTTGTAGCCATTGGTGTCGCCAGTCTCGCCGTCGATTTCGGAAAGCGCGGGTACGATGAGGCGAATGCGAACGCCCGTGATGCTCAGGTTGGTGAAGTTGTGCGTCCACGGCGTATCGGTTTCCACCAGCACGCCCACGGCGGTCTCGCTTTCCGTTTCAGGGAAGTTGGGAAGCGGCTCCTGCGCCTGCGTACCCGTGCGGTAGTCGAAGCTGACGTTCTTGAAGTTATACGTCAGGTCGGCGTTCTGGACAGGCGTCCAGTCGAGGTACACGTCCTGCAGCCCGTTCTCAAAGCCCAGACATTCGCCCTCGCTGATGAGGTCGATGATGCGCGCGAACGCGGTTGAGTGAAGAGTGTCGGGCGCTTCGACAGGCGTGTGCTGCTCGCCGCCACCCATCTTGCCAGTGCTGCCACCCATTTAGACTTCCTCCGGTACGTTGCCGTCGCCTTCGCCAGCCGTTACAGAGCCCGCGTGCCCATTGGCAATGTTGGTGGCCACCGCCGCATACTCGTCATCCGTAAGCGATCGCTGGTAGCCTACTGCCCAACCTGCACCACCCGCGAAGGTGTTGGCGCAGAAGCACAGCAGCGCGCTGCCGCCGAACGAGCCTGCGACATCATTGCGCGATGCGACCACCGTGTTGCCAACAAACAGTTGGAACAATGGTCCGGTCTGCCTGAATCCAACTACATGCTCGCTGCCTGCCGCGAGCGGCGTCGGACTAGTAAGAGAATAGCCTGCGCCGCCCATGTGATTGATGATCGCTTGCGGCTCGTTGCCGAAGCTCATTTGGAACGCCCACTCGTAGAACCCTGACAGCGAATTGCTGACATGTCCGAACAGGAATTTGCGCGACACGCCTGACGTAGTAGCCGTGCTATCCAGACGCACGCGGAACAGCACGGTGTAATGATCCAAACCGCCAGTGAGCGCGCCCGTAGTGGCCTGCAAAGTTCCGGTGGAGTTGTTTCCGCCTGCGGGCACGCGGAAAAACGTAATGCCGTCGCCATCCGTGTAATTGTTGAACGGCACCAGCGTTGCATGATGTCCGGTGGCATCGGAGTAGTCGCCATTTTGCAACGGATACAGGAACTCGGGGTTCGTCAGCAGCAGCCAGTCGGTCAGGTCAAGAGGCGTCTTGACCGGGACGTATACATCGTCGGACTGGATGCCCGCGCTCACGACTGCGCTGCCGGTCCACGGCCTGCCGTATGCGACCGGCACGCAATTTCCTTGCGCCTCGGTGTTGATAGGGCCATTGAACGCGTAGTTCGGTTCGTTCTCGGGCTTGTCCTTGCTCTTGCGGTCCTTGGGCTGCGGCGACAGCAGTTGCACGACACCGCCCAGCGCCATCGCCAGGCCCGCATTGAACAGCCCTGCAGCGAGCATGCCTGCGCCGGGGATCAGGAAGCTGACGCCAATCAGCGCAGCGCCAAGGATGATGGAGAAGATGCCGCCGTTCTTGGAGCCCATCAGGATCGGCGCGATGCGAATATCCTGCTGTGTGTTCATCAGCAAGTGTTCTTCGCCCACGTTCGTCTTACCCAGGAACACGGCGAACCCCATGCCGCGATCACGCGATTCCATCAGGAACTGTTCGAAGCCCTTGTAAAGCACGCACAGCGCACGCACAGCTTCTGCTGTGCTGCCAACCGCCAGGCGATGCACGCGACCGAAGCGCGCGCCAAGAACGCCGTACAACCGCACGGTGTTCAGATGCTGCGCGTCATAGAGTTCTTTAGTTGTCATCCTTGGTACCTGACCACGCGACGAGTGACTTCTTGGTAGTAGGAGCGCAAGTACACTTCGCGCTGGGAAAGTTGACCGTACAGGTGATGCAGCATCTGGCCGTCGCCAATATACACGCCCGCGTGGTTGGCGAACGTCGCCCTGATCTGCATGAGCAGGACATCACCAATCTGCAGCGAGCCATCCGTGACTTCTGCGAATCCGGCTTGCGCGTATTGCGAGTACAGGTCCACCAGGTTGCCGCGCGGCTTCCAGAAATCGTCGCGGCGCGCGAACTCGGGAAGTTCCACGCTGCGTTCGCGCTTGTACCAATCCTTGATGATTGAATAGCAGTCCAGCACGCCGAACCAGAACTCACGCCCGATCAGCGGAGCTTCGTAGCCGCTAGGCGCAAACGCATAGTTGTCCACGATGCGCGGTTTCTCGTCGCCCGGTTCTTTCCACACAGCGACGATCATCCACGGTACCAGCCCGCGTTCGCACGAAACCAAGTCACCCTGCGACGGACGCGCGGGTGCATTGGGATGGCTATGCACGACGCATGTGATTTCCCCTGCATCCTCAGCCTCGGCATAATCGTTCGGGGCCATCACGAAATGTTCGTTGGCCGTCACCGCGATGTTGCGACACGGAAAGTAACGCTCGCCTTCGTTCGTCAGAACGACAAGCCCGCACGACTCGCGCGGAAAGTCGCGGATGGCGTGTTCCATGATGGCGGTGATGGTTTCATTCTTCACGAACGGATCAACCCTGCGCCTGGGAAACCGCCATGCGGCAGCGGCGCCGATTCCCCGAAGCGCAGCTTGCAACTTGCGATGCGACCGCCGCAACGATCCTGCGCAGGGTCACTCGTCGGCGTATCGTCACGCTTGGCCACGGGTGGTCCGGCGTAGCCGCAGTACGGGCCACGATAGCCGCCAATGGCGACCCATGAGCAGAGCGTCAGGATTTGCCGACCGGGAAGCTGCGCGTTGTTGAACTCCATTGCGCTAGCCAATTCGAACTCGACTGCTTCCGGCAACTCGTTGGACTTGCGATCCACGAACCACACTTCCGCAGGGAACGCCTGCGTGGGATCGGCGTCGGGATTCACACCGCCTTCGAAGTTGATGGCGTCCAGGTAACGCTTGAAGGTGCGATGCCGCGTCAGGATCGCGCCCACCAAATCGTCATACAGCATGCACAGCGACGTAATGGAACCGTCGATGTTGCCGACCTTGAAGCTGGGGCGCGGCGGCTGCGCGCTAGTGCGCTCAAAGCCAGACGCTTCGATTGGCCACGCACTGTACTCTTCGCCTTGCCAGACGATCACGCCGCCGTTGTGGCCGTGAAAGCGCAGCACGCCTTCGCCAAACTGCGTCAAGTCCAGCGCGTACAGCTTTACCTCCGCGCCGGGTTCCAGCTTCTGCAGGTCGGCGTTGACGGTCACGGGGCGAACACCTGATAGAACTTCATGCTCAGCGTGAAGTATTTTCCAGCGATGTTGACCGGCTTGTAGTCATCGCACTGGTACAAGCCTTGCACGCCCATAGGCGGCGTCCAGTAAAACGAAACGCCCGCATGATCCACGATGAAGTCGCGCGCCACTTCCAGGTCCACGCGGTTTCCGCTGATGGTGATTTCCCATTCTTGCGAATCGACGTTGAGCCCCTGTGCCGCCGACTGCTGGTAGCCATCGCCAAACTTGACCTTGGCGACATTGAGCGTGCCGCCGCCGCTGGCCGTCGCGTGAACTCGCCAAGTGAAGGTGTCGGTCATGCGGGCACTCCGTTTCGATAGAGCATACCACCCGGTCGCATCTGCGCCACGATTTCATCCTTGGTGATGTCGCGCAGGCGCGCAGCGAACTGCTGGTACATGACAGCCTCTTGACCTTCGGTGGTCTGCGAGGCTTGCACGTTGCCGTCATTGTTGACCGTCAAGTTGATCGCCACGCTCACGTTGTTGCCGCCACCGCCGTACAGGCGCACGCCCAGCTTGCCGTCTGCGCCACGCTGCAGCGGCATTACGGCTTCCGCGCCAGCTTCACCACCAACACCGAACGCGCCGCCCTTGGCGAACTTGAAGAGCGTCGGGCTGGTCAGCACGGTGTTGACCGGAAGCGTCGTGCCACCAGCAAACGAACCACCGTCCTTGAAGCCCTTGGACAGATTCAATCCACCCGCACTCGCGCCACTGGCCGGAAGCAGCGAACTCGGCAGGAACGCCATGACGAACTGCATGATCGCGCGCTGCGCCAGGAACTTCACGATGTCGGTCAGAATTGACGCCAGCAGTTGCTTGATTTCCAGCTTGCCGGTCAGCGCGAAGTTGGCGAGCGCATCGCTAGCCGAATCCAGCGCACGGTTGGTGATCTGGCTGATCTGCTCGGCCACGTTCGCCGTTCCGGTCAGCCAATCAGCCAGCCCCTTGCGGAAGCCGTTGTGCCAGTCCGCTTGGGCTTCCAGCATGCGTTGGAAGCCCTCAGTGACGATCCGAACCTGCGCGTCGGTTGCCTCCTGCTGCGCGCGTACATCCGCGTCGTACTGCGTCTGGTCGATTTCCTTGCGCGCCAACTGCTTGTTGAGTTCGGCAACGGCCAGCGCCTGTTCGTTGTAGATGGCGTTGATGCGCTCTTGCTGCTCGGCTTCCTGCGTACCCAGGCCGATGCGTGCGATAGCAGCATTAGTAGCGATCTGCAACGCCGCGTTCGCCTCCACCAACCGGTCACGGTAGTCCTCAATGGCGTTGTTGCGGCGCTCGTAATACTCCTGCTCTTGGATGGTCAGCAGCGCAAGCTTCGTGGAGCCCTCGGAGCGCACCTTGGCCAACTGCGCTTCCATCTCCGCGATCTGACGCACGGTATCGACCGCATCCTTGCCCTTGGCCGTGCGCGCCTGCAGGACGGCAATTTGCCCCTGCAACGCCTCTTCCTCGGCGGCAGTCCCCTGCTCAAGATAGCCGCGCTGCTGCGCGAAGTATTCCGATGCGCTGACGTTGCGCGCGGCGTAGTTCGCCTGCAGCAGTTGTGTTCCCTGCTGGATGGATGCCTGCTCGACGGCGAGCGCGTCCTTGTACGCCTGCAAATCGGCGCGCACTTCGGCATTGGCCAGCGCAGCGCCTGATCCGCCTTTCTTCCTGCGCGCCTGTTTCTCGTCGAAATCACGTTGAATGGCCGCACGACGGTCGAGATATTCTTTCGTGCCAAGGATGCCAGCCGCAGTTGCCTGGCGCTCAGCTTCAGCCAAGTCGCGCGTCAACTTCTCCTGGTCGCTCAGGAATTGCAGGCCCGCTTTGCGGAACTCGTCGAGCGCCTTGGCTTCCTGTGGGTCCACGATAGAACTGCCACCACGCGGCGGCGGGCGCGCATGCTTGCTCGCCGCATCACCGGCCATGTTGGGACCAAGGCGGAACATCATGTTGAGGAAACCACCCGTCTGCACGGCAGAGTCGTGCGTGGCTTTCACCATGCGATCAAGCTGCGTAATCACGCCGTCCACCGCATCGGCAGCCGCGCCCTTCAAGCCGCGCCACAGTGCCGCCATCGTGGTCATATGCTCGGTGATTTCCGGCGCACGATCATTGATGGCGTTGGCGTAGGCTTCGATTGCCAACTGAGTTGCACCAGCCTCGTCACCCTGCTCACGCAGCGCCCTGATTTGCTTGAGCGTTTCTTCGGTCAGGAAGTGCGTGATGTTCGTGCCGTCGCCAATGGTGGCGTTGAGTTTCAGGATCGCATCAACCGGACCGTCACGCAGGGATGCAAATTCTGCAATGGTCTTTTCGATTGATCGGCCCGTTGCTTCCTCCATCTGCTCGGCTGCGGTCGCCACCAGCCTGATCTGCTCAGCCGTGAACACGCCGGTCTGCGCAACTTGCGCAACAACACGTTCGGCCTGGCGCTGGCTCGCGTCCGTACTATCGTCGATAGACGCAGCGTAAGCGCGCAGTTGATCCGCGCTAATGTCGGCCGCATTGCCCGTTAGAGCGATGGCTTTCTGCAACTGGAACTCGCGCTCTTCCAGCGAGTTGAGCGCCACCAGCAACCCTGCGATTGCGGCCACGCTCACGGTAACGGGATTGACCAACTCAAGAATGGCAGCGCCCAGCGCCTTTGCGGCTGGCTTCACGCCACCGAAAACGTCCTTCAACTGACCGCCCTGCTGGATCAGCACGGTCAACGGGTTTTGGCCGCCCTGCAGGCCGACGAAAATATCCGTCAACTGCGCGGGCACCTGGCGCATCGCCGCCGTGGTCTGCTTCGCGCTCAAGCCGTATTCGTTGAACACGGTGCCGCCCTTTTTGACGGCGGCGTTGGTCGCGGCAACCTTGCGCAACAGTTCTTCCTGAATTGCGCCAGAGGTCTTGAGGGTGGCGTTATATGCGATCTGCTGTTCGCGCGTCAGACCCAGGACATCCGCCTGACGCATGAGCGAATCGACGCGGCGCTTCTCGACGGCACTCAGCTTGGCGTATTCGGCCTGCGCCGCGTTGCTGAAACCTGCAACCTTGCTCTTCGCGCGTTCAATGCCAACTTCGATACCGCGCGTATCGACAGTGAGGTTGAGTGCGGCAGTACCAAGCGATTCAACACCCATTGTCTGTTCCTCTTAGAAACAGGCCCCTGTGACGGGGCCTGATTTATTTCTCTGCGTACAGATGCTCTAGCGCAGCCTCTTCGATTATCGCCAGGTCATCCATAGCACGTTCAAATTTCTTTCCCTTGATGCCTTTTTGAATCAGCGCCTGGTGGAACACGTTGTAGTCCAACCCTGCTGCGCCTGCCATGCCCACGCGCCATTGCGATGAGTACCGCCGAAAGAGCATCACCACATCCCAATGCTCAGGCCAAACATCAACTTCTGGCGGTTCGTTCTGGCCCTCGTAGTCGGACAAGCGATACGGTGTTCCTTTCAAGTCCTCGGCTGTCAGGGGCTTCCAGTAAAGCGCCGCCACAGCCTCTTTCAGTTTTTTGTTTTACTCATCCTCCGCGCTTCGTTGTATCCGGCGATGAGCGCTTCGATCATGCCGGGCCGGTCCTCTTCCAACTCGGTCAGACCTTCAATGGAAAGTTCGTACTCGCACTCCCACGACTTGACCATCGCCAGGACCATCTGCCCCATCGTGAAGTCGGGGTTCTCTTGCAACGCCGTCAACTCGGTAGTGCGCAAGTTGTTGTACGTCACGTTGAACTTGATCTTGTCGCCCTGACCAATCACGGTCAGGGCGAGCGTCAAGGTTTCATGCCGCTTCTTCCTGAGCATGGCGATCAGGCGTCGTAGCGGATGGGATCGGCCAGCAGCGAGAACGTAGCCTTGACGGTCATGTTCTCGTTGAGGGTCTTGGTGGGCACCTTGTTGAAGCTGACGTACCCGTAGTAGTAGATGACGTCGCCGTTGGGCAGCGTTTCGCGCAGCACCACGGGTTCCTTGAGCCGGTCGAGTTCGATCAGCGCGTCGTACCAGGCCAGGTCCGGATCGTAGTCCATCGTGATCGTCATGCCGTCCGGGCTCTTGCTCGTCGGCACACGGCGCTTCTTGCTGGACGCATCTTCGACGTACTGGAATTCGAAGAAGTCCTGCTCGCCGCCGTCCATCACGACATCGCGAACCTGCGTGATGCTCACGAAACTGCTGGCCTTCTCGTAAGTGCCAGCGCCCTCGCCAGCCGGGAAGCGGATGGTGCTGGTGGTGTCAACGCCTTCCAACTGGAAGGACACACCGGCAGACACGCCAGCCGCGCGAGCGACGGTTTCGTTGAGTTCGGTCCAACCGGACTTGATGATGAGGATGTCACCGTTGGTGGGCGTGGTTGCGGTCGAAGCGACGGCGGGATCGGCGTTGGTAACGCCGGAAATCGCCACCGCAGCGGCGATTGCCTGTGACAGCGCGTACTTAGCGCCATTGATAAAACGAGCGGCCATAGTGGCGATTCCTTCTAGCTAGGGTTGTTGAACGGATACAGCGGGATACAACATACAACGATTTTGCTACCTGTGAAACTAGGGGTCCGGGTACCACACTCCGAAGATTTGATCGGTACCGACGATGTTGCCGTCCTGGTCATAGGCGTCAGACGGCGCACCGTAGATTTCGACCGGATACGCGCACTTCGCCAGCGTGTCCTCCACCTGACGCGCGAGCGGCATGGAAATCAGGTCATCGTCGCACCAGATTGTCACCTGGACGCGCGTGTGCTTGTGCGACGGCACCAAATCCTTTTCGACGTACTGATGCGCTTTGCCACCCGGCTTGCTCAGGATGATGACGGGCTCGCCCGGCGTGATCGCCATACCGTCAGGTAGGCGCTTCCACCACACGCGATCGCCAACCAGCGGCATGAGAATCGCCATGAAGTCAGCTTCAAACATCGGCAGTCTCCGTGGCCTGGCTCTGTTCGCGGATCAGCTTGGGGAACTCTTCGCGCCCACGTTCCAGCATTGCCTGATGCGCAATGTGGACGTGCGAATCGTAAGCCTTGCCAAGAAACGATGTTGCTGGGACGGGGCGCGGCGTCTTGAGCATGATCTTTTTGTTGGTGTGAAACTCGCCCGTGCGGTCCTTGAACACGACATAGATTTGCTTGTAGCCGAACTCCACGAACTTGCCGTAGGGTGCGATCTTGCGGTTCCACGAAACGGTGTAAGTGAACTGGTAACTGTTAGTCAGCTTTTCGTTGCGCGCCAGATAAATCGCCTTGACCAGCGTGCCCTTTTTCTGACTGCCAAAGGAAGTCGGGTTGTACTTCCACACCTTCACGCGCGCCGCGTTGCGCTTGGCTTCCTGCTCAAGCACCTTGCCGCCGCTCACGCACATGCGACGCGCAAGCGATTCTTTCATCGGCCCTTGCAACTGCGCGAACGCTGCGATCCATTCCTTGTCGTTGAACGTCGAGCCCGCCATCAGACTTGCGTCCCCAGGCTGCACACCAGGTCGGTCCAGTCTTGGTTGGCGAAGTCTTGCTTGATGTCGATGATGGCGAATTGCTTGCCGCCGTACACCACGATCATGTCGAGCGTGATGTCCTCGCGGTAGCGGATGCGCCAACTGTAGGCGTCGAGCGTGGCAGACACGCCCTCGTTGACGATGCGGCCCATGCCGGTCTGCGTGCGCGGGCTCGCCCAAACGGTAGCGAAATCGACGTATGCCTGGTTCGGACGGTTGAGCGCATCCACACCCGCGCCACGCTTGCGGATGATGATTTGACGGTTGAGGTCGCCAGCGGCCAGGCCGGTCACAGGGGGCCGATCTTGCGATAGGGCCGCATCAACCACTCTGCGGCGGGAGGAATGTCGATGGGATCGCCTGCTTTCATCGGCGTCGAGTCGCGGTTGCGGTACAGGTGGCCGGTGATGAGCAAGATTGCGTTCTTGACGTTCGGCACGATGACCATGCCTTCCAGCGTAAGGCTGGCGTTAAGTTGCGCTTCGTGCAAGGCGATGTTGGCTGCGTCGATGGCCTGCTGCTTGTCGAGGTCGGAAGTCAGCGCGTCAGCCGCTTCGATTGCATCTTCGTAGGCCGCATGCACCCCGGTCATGTCCACGGCGACGCGCGCAGCGTCCAGCGCGGCAACGTCGAGGTAGACGTTCCGATTGAGGAAGGCAGCAGCAGCCGCTTCCGCACCATCTGCGTAGATGGTGAGCATTGCGTCATCAGCCGAATCGGCTTTGCAATGCTGACGCACTTCCCCAATCGTCACGAATAGCACGGTGGTTTACTCCGCAGCAGCGTCAGCAGCGGCGTCGATGGCCGCAATCAGGGTGACGCGGTTGCTACCCTTCGCTTCCAGCTTGCTCAGGGTCTTGAGGTCGGCTTTCGACATGCCTTCCAGGCGCGCGGACACTTCCGCCACGGTGCCGTCCAGCTTCGCAGCCAGCTCGTCCTTCGCAGCGTTCTTCGCAGCCAGCTCGTCCTTCGCAGCGTTCTTCGCAGCGTTCTCGTCGGGCAACGGGCCGCTGTGCGCCTTGGCCACGCCTGCCGCGATCAGGCCATCGGCCTCTTCATCTTCGGAAGGACCGGCCCAACCCTTGCGCTGAACGATCCTGCCCACCATCGCGGGCTTGAGCAACTTGATGTTCTTCATTTCGAAACTCCCTGTTGTGGTTTTCGAAGTCCTCGCCACAACAACGAGGACTTCGAAAACCCCCGCCCGATGAGTGGGCGGGGGAGGTTGTTGCTTACGAGGTGATCGCCGTGATGTCGGTGGCGAAGTCGCCGGTCACGAACGCGAGCGGGCGCTTGACGCCGACCGCAACGCGCTCTTCGCAGCGAACCGTGGCCAGGTTCTTTTCGAAGTCATCGACGTTCTCGGTGGA